AGTATGATCTTTGGGAGGCTAATAAAAATAACTGGACTCAAAGAGACCAATCAATAGCAGAAACAATAGATCAAATTTTATTAAAGGAGTTAGATGATAGAAAAGCAAATGATTAGGCTAATGCTTAATAAAAAATTTTATACACAACACAAAGGTATATTATCTCCAACTGTATTTGCTGGAGATGTAAGTTCTTTATACGAAACAATACAAAAAGCACACGAAAAATATGAAGATGATATAAAAGTTGACGAGTTATATTCTTTACATACTGCAATATTTAATCCTGCGTTAACTCGTGCTGCAAAAGAAAAGTTTAGTGAATTAGTAGAAGATATAAAAGAAATACAAGAACCTAGTAAAGAAATAGCAAAAGATATTTTAAAAATATTATCTGATAGAGACTTAGCACAAAGAATAGCAGTAGAGGCTACAGAAATATTTAATGGTAAAGATGCTAATTTTACAGAAATAACAGGTATGATAGAGAAACACAAAACTAATATTGATGAAGAAAAAGAGCCTGCTATAACATCTAACATAGATGAAGTTATTAGTTTACTTGATGTCACTACTAAATGGAAATTTAACATACCTGTATTAAAAGAGAATGTAGGTGGTATTGGTGGTGGTAATTTAATGATAGCATTTGCCAGACCTGAAACAGGTAAAACTGCATTTTGGGTTAGTCTATGTGCTGGACCTGAAGGATTTGCAGAACAAGGCGCAAAGGTTCATGCATTTATAAATGAAGAACCTGCTATAAGAACACAGATAAGAGCAATATCTGCGTATACTGGCATGACAAGAGAAGAAATACTATTAGAAAAAAATACCGCACAAAATGTATGGAATGAAATAAAAGATAATATAAAAATGTTTGATACAGTTGATTGGTCTATTGAAGATATAGATGCACATTGTGAAAAAAATAAACCTGATATAATAGTTATAGATCAGTTAGATAAAATAAATGTTTCAGGTACATATGCGAGAACAGACGAAAAATTAAGACAGATATATACTAATGTTAGAGAGATAGCTAAAAGAAGAGAGTGTGCAGTAATTGCAATATCTCAAGCATCTGCTGATGCACACAATAGAAATAGTATTTCATTTGACCAAATGGAAAACTCTAAGACAGGTAAAGCTGCAGAGGCTGATTTAATTATTGGTATAGGTAGGAACTCTAATACAGATGCAGAAAATAAAATAAGAACATTATGTGTTAGTAAAAATAAAATAAATGGGTATCATGGAGAACCTGTTTGTACAATTAGAAGGAGTATAAGTAGATATGAAGTATAAGAAAAAACAAAGACGAAATGGTAAATCAGTTTATCTATTTCATAATATAGCTACAGATGTAACACTTTATGTTAATGCAGAAAGTGCAGAACATGCTTGCCATATATTTGATAGCTGTGGATTTCAACATAGATCTTCTTGGAAGATATTATTAGAGTTAGGTGTTCAACCATCTGATGGAAAGAAGGTAAAATGATTACAAAAGTAAAACCATCAAGAGTATTAGAAATAGGTAATATCTTTCAAAGATTTATGGATAAACATAAAAATTTAGAGTGTGTTGGGTCAGGTTTTCATATAAATTATGCAAAAGAATTTGAACGTGATCTTGAAATAAATTACAAAGGTAAAGAATACTTAATTACAATAGCAGAAGTAGAAAGGAATCTATGATTACAACAGTAGACGTAGAAACATCTTGGCAAAAAACTGAGAATGGTGGTTATGATCCATCACCATTTCATCCTGATAATATATTAGTTAGTGTTGGTATAAATGATGAATACTATTTTACTAACCATAGTGAAAAAATTGATGAAGGTTGTTATCATAAAATACAAAAAATTTTAGATAAAACAACTTTACTAGTGGGTCATAATATTAAATTTGATTTAATGTGGTTATTAGAATCAGGATTTAAATATGGTGGTAGAGTTTATGATACTATGTTAGGTGAATATATTCTTAATCGTGGCATAAGAAAAAGTTTAACACTAGAAATGTGTTGTCGTAGAAGAAAAATAGGTTCAAAAGATAGTGCAATCAAAGAGTGGATGGATAGGGGTGTATCATTTGAAAACATACCTGCAGATGTTGTTGAAGAATATGGTAAGATAGATGTGCTGATAACTAGAAAATTATTTAATTCTCAGATGGATGATCTAAAAATGGCTAAAAATAAGGGTTTATTGATGACCATTAAAATGATGAATGAATTTTTAGTTGTACTAACTGATATGGAACGCAATGGTATTAATATAAATTTAGAAGATTTGTATAATGTAGAAAAAGAATATAGAGCAGAGTTTGCGTATTTAAAACAAAAAATAGATAAGATTGTGTACAAACAAATGGGAGATACAAAAATAAATTTATCAAGCCCTGAACAGTTATCTTGGTTGATATATTCTGTTAAACCAAAAGATAAAAAACAATGGGCTAAAATATTTAATGTAGGTATAGATAAAAGCACTGGAAAAAATAAAAAAAGACCTCAATATTCTAGACAACAGTTTAGAACTTTAGTTGCAGATAATACAGAAACCATACATAGAACAGTGGCAGAACAATGCCTACCTTGTAAAGGTAAAGGTGTAATTAAAAAAATAAAAAAAGATGGTAGCCCATACAAAAATTATACAAAGTGTTCTGATTGTGATGGTGATGGTTATATGTATACACCTATGGCAAAGATAGCAGGATTTAGGCAAAGACCTAGAAGTGTTTATGATGTAGCTGAATCAGGATTTAGAACTGATAGAATAACTTTAAACAAAATAGCATCAGAGGCAGAAGGAGAGTTTAAAGATTTTATAGATTCTATTGTTAGACATAATGCAGTTGATACATACTTAAACACCTTTGTAGAAGGATTAAAAAATTTTACAAACGAAAAAGGTTTTTTACATCCTAAGTTTATGCAAGCGATAACTGCAACTGGTAGACTATCAAGTAGAGATCCAAATTTTCAAAATCAACCAAGAGGTAAAACTTTTCCTATTAGAAAAGTGGTTACATCTAGATTTAAATATGGTAAAATATTAGAAATAGACTTTGCACAATTAGAATTTAGAACTGCTGTATTTCTTGCACAAGATAAACAAGGTATGGAAGATATAAAAAATAAAATAGATGTTCATCAGTACACTGCAGACATTATAGGTGTATCAAGGCAAGATGCAAAGGCACATACATTTAAACCTTTGTATGGTGGTGTAACTGGAACAGAAGATGAAAAAAGATATTATACTAAATTCTTAGAAAAATATAAAGATATAAAAACTTGGCATGATCATTTGCAAAGTGAGGCTATAAGATTTAAAAGAGTTAAGTTACCTACTGGTAGAGAGTATTCTTTTCCTTATGCAGAAAGAACACCTTGGGGTGGTTCTACATATGGGACACAAATAAAAAATTATCCTGTACAAGGTTTTGCAACAGCAGATATTGTACCTATAGCTTGTATAAATATATACAACC